AGCCAGCGTTGTACTTTGCTTTAGCAGTCAGGTCGGCCTTGCTATCTGAGGTTGTTTTGCTCGATGTGGAAGACTTCACCTCCATTGTAAATCGAACCTCAGCCTCTTTGACTGACAAGCTGGGGGTGTTGATGATGGCAAGCAGCGGTACCTGAAGATCCACCTTTTCCATGGTGGCGGTGCCGTCTGCTGCTGTGCTTGGTCGATTGAAGCTGAAATCAACCGTGCGTGCGGCCATGTTGCCGCCTGCGTCCGTGTCGAGCCCAACGTCCTTGATGAAGTCACTGGAAGCCTTAGCAAGCAACGTCTGCGCGCTACAGGCCGCCTTCAGAGGTCCACCAATGAGTTGGTCCATGGGAAGACCACCAAACTGGTCCGACATCTTTACGAGTTGATCTGCCACTGTTCACTCCTACGGTATCAGCTTGATTAGCTGGTCATCGATTCTTGCGTAACCTTCTGGGGGCTCACTGCCCTTGAAGATCAGCTTTACCTTAGCAGCATTGTTTTCTTTTTTGAACCATGAAGGCGTATTGGCGCAGGGCCGCACCATCAGCTTGCCTTTGTTCTTGTCCGACGTAAGACCAGAAATCTCGACAGACATTTCAACCTCAAGAGTGTCCACCCTAAGGCTTTGTCCAGTGGTGAGCGATTGGAGGGGGACCGGAACTCTTTTTTGTACCAGTGCTCCATCTTCCCATGTTGGGATTTCCATGACGACCATACGAGGTGCATATATGTGTCTTCCGTCGTCATCTGTAATGGGTTCGCCCTTTTCATCGGTCTTCAACTCCCAGAACTCTTGATTGGTGATTGAGTCCAGTTCATGACGCTCAGCGATATCCGTCGCTGCTATAACTGCTGATTGAATCGAATGTACAATGTCATCTAAAGAATGATCTGGCATTGTGTCTCCACGTTATGATGTGCCGGGTGGCTCAATGCGTCAGTTTTTCAAAGCGTACAAAGACATTTTGGTCTACCACGACTACGGGCCACTTTTGTTGTTTTGGAACGTATCGGACTTGGCCAACAATCGAGTGCTTTGGATGAGCTATGGCGAGGCCATAGACAACGGGATGCAGTGGGCCTACTTTCAGTACGCGCTTTATTTTGTAGTAGCGCTGGGCATGTTGTTTAGTCTGCCTAATATCCGTTCCTGCTCACGCTTTGTTGGTGTGTATCTGCTCCTGTATATTTTTTCTACCACTCGTTTTGTGGTCAATGTCTTCAGTGATCCAGAATTTGCGGTTGGCGAAGTTGGGCGCAGCCTTGTGGTGACCGGTGTGTACTTCACTTTGTGGGTATGGATATACGTTAAAATGCGTATGGAAATAATGCACAAGGAACTCCGTGGATAAACCAACGACCACTGCGGCTATCGTCGCGATCGTGACGGGCATATTCAGCGCCGGTGCGTTCAAGTTTTACGAGTTCTTCTTGAGACAAAAACGCGAGGTACAGCAAGAGGAAAAGGCCGAGCAGGCGTTGTACAGAGACGACCTTATCAAGCGTGTGGAGAGGCTTGAAGAAGAGCGAGATGAGCACCTTCAACAAATCATCGACCTTATGACTGAGGTGGCCGGACTCAAAGTCGAGGTGGACTACGTCAAGCGAGAGAACGAAATCTTGAAGCTCAAGATTGATGCTCTACGTTGAGCGGCTCACCCGGAGCGCCACACTCGGGACAATCGAGATTTCCAAACCAGAGGTGACCGCACTCGATGCAGCATCGGCGGAACAGTTCAATCACCTTTGCCATTCTTCAATCCGTAGTTGTCCCGAGCCCATCCAGACCCTTTCAGCGAAAAGTTCGTCGCCGTGATCACACGAGTCATGTCGGAAAGACACTGCAAGCAAGTGGGGCACGGGTCCCCAAAAGCTTGCAGCACTTCTTTCTTGGCCCCGCAGTCTTCACACTTGAAAACGTACAGTGGCACCGCTTCAGTCCGTAAACACGACGGGCTTTGCTCCTTCAGGCTGAGCCGGCGGCTCGGGATCTTCTTCGACCTCTGACGATTGCACCACGTTCGAAGTCAATGCGCCCACAAGCTGGGAGATCATTTCTTTCAGTTCAGTGTCGCCGGTGGGTCGAGAGGTCAATGCGGCAACAAGCTCATCGGGTAGGGGCGTGTTTTGAACATTGACAGTCGTTGTGACGGGCACTCCGTTTTGGTACTGGAGGTCTGGCGAGTTCTCAATGTCGACAAATTTGACGACGAAGAACAACTGCTCGATGTTTTGATCATCCGCCTCGATTTTCACGTCGTAGTCGATGATCTCCCACTCTCCGTTGGGCTGGCTGTTTTTGATTGTTTTGGCCATGCCGCGAAGCGATGCATCGATAATGTTGAGCCAACCTTGTTCGGTGACCTTGCCCTGCAACAAGTGAAGACCCCAGTGACAGTCACCGATGCGAGTTCGAAAGCCTCGGCACTGATCTGCGCGATCTTTGGGCAGAAGCTTGGCACTAACGAATTCATCCAGCATCCGGGTCAAGACGGATGTTTGGTTGATGTAGGTGACTTTTTTGCCTCGGCTGGCAGACTCTTGCTGCATTCCGAACGGGTTTTTTGCCTTCGCTGCTTCTTCGAAAAGACTCATGATTACTCCTATTTTCTGGACCTATTTTTTGATTTCGACTCAACACGAAGATTCGATGGCCGATTGTTGTTGGGGTTTCCGTCTTTGTGGTGAACGTCCTGTCCGTCACCCTTCTCTACTCGATTTTTGCGAGACATGATCCGACGCGCAAGATTACGACCTGCCCGCCGCTTTTTTTGCTCGGGCTTGCTGTGGTAGGTATCGTATTCTTTGCGGTAGTCTCGTGCCATTTTGTCGCTCAATCATCCAGCAGAGATGATGTTGTAGCTTCTTGTTTGACTTTTTGCTCGCTTGCAGATTGAGATGCTTGAATTTCGTCGACCTGAGCGCCAAGAAGATTCATCGTACTCGAATCATCATACTGGTGATTCATGTCCACTACGTTCAAGTCCTCGGTTGGCGCGTCATTCACCCCATCGTGATGGTACGCATTCTGCATATTATCGCTCATCGGAACGATTCCTCTGGCAAAAGCGTACCTCAAACCTGTTTTGAGCGCCATTTCGATCGGCCACTGACCCCAAGGTGATTGAGTTTTGTTGCGCTTGTATGCGTCTGAATTTGCTCGACGCTTTTCAATGTCTGCCTTTCGAATCACCACGAAGTCTTTGGTGCCGTCGCCATAAAACGCAACGACGTACACGGCCTTGAGAGTGTCCCAAGACTGTTCGGCGTGAAGATCGGGCACATGAGTGAGGTTGGGCTCAGTTCCTTCGATCACCGAAAACTCATCTGTTTCAAACACGGCCTTGCTTCGGAGTCGCACGCCATTTTGAGCGGCGAGCTTTGCAAACCCTCGGTGCGAAACCTGCCACTGAAGAGCCTTGCCTCGTGGCAAAAGGTACACGTCCGGCAGAGGTCCCCCGGGCATCAGACCAGTCATCGCCGAAAGGGCGACCGCCTGAGCAACCGAAGCGGGGTCACAGCCATACAGTCGATCATTTGTTTGAGCGGCTTGACGAAACGCCAAGGCCACGCGACCGGCTGCCTGAGCGCCCCCCTCGGTGCCAATCATGGCTTGAAGAAAGTCAGATGCCTTGGTCTCGACGACGCTGCGAAACTGGTGGGCTGGATGAAGTTGATTGTTGCTCATTTGGATTCTCCTGTGAATTGGAAACGAAACGTTCGTGTTGGGTCACCGGCAGTGATGTATTGTTTTGCGAGTTCGGGATGATCTTGCTCAAACGATTTGCGGTCGAATCGAGTTCTTGGCTTGGATTGACTCCATGTGGCAATGCCCCGTATGCCGTATGCGGTGCCGATCGATTCCTTCAACTGGTTCTCCAGCAGCTTTTTTTGGTTTTCAATCTCAGACTGCTGACGCTTGATTTCGTGCAGTTGCTTCGCCAAGTCTTCATGACTGTCCAGTGGCTCGATGAGTTCCTTTGTCTCTTGGCGGAACAACTGAGCCAACATCTTGGAACACGTCGTGGAACCATCGACCTCGGGAGGCTTGCCTTGACGAACATGCTTGTCGTACCACTCTGATGCAATGTCGATGATCTTGTTCTCCAAGTCCTTGTCTCGATGAAGACGATAGGATCGATACTCATCTGTGAGGGTGGCAAATGCGGCAAGGTCGCATCGATCGTCATCGGTCACTGCCATCTGCCAGACGCATTGCGCCGCGTAGTAAGGTGGCACGTTGCTGCTATTTTGTGAGCCCCACCGGTGATCGAACTTTCGTGTCGACTTGATTTCCAGCAGCCACTTTTCATCGTTCTTTGTGACGAAAAAATCAGGGCGAGCGTGCATCCACGGCTGCGGCCCGATGATTGGATTTGCCTCATACTCGGGACCCTTTTCGATCGAGACGCTATTGAGGTCCGCGTAGTGCATGCCGATGGCGGGCTCCAAGATGTGGCCCCTCGCCGTTGCAAGACTCGATGTCGATTCGGTCAGTCCGTGCATCCGGGCCCAAACGTCCCATGGGCTGGACCAAGGTGACAGTCCCAAAATGGACGCAATGCTGCTGCTACCGATAGTCGGAATGGATTCGTTCATGATGTTTCCTCGTTTGCTGTTGTATGGTAAGTGTGTAAGGAAGTGATGTCAATACCATCACTGTAATTGAAAACCAAAAACGGAGCCGGACAAAAACTGACCGGGAAGAATATGGACATTCGCAGCTATCGAGAGTCACTTTGGAAGTACAACACTCGCCATGCCTTCTGCATGAAGCTGGCCCCTGAATTGAAGAGCAGGGGGCTCAGCATGTCGAAGTCATACCTTCGAGACTTGGAGTCTGGCAGGTCTGTCCCTTCATTGCCACTCGCCCTTGCAATCGAAGACTTGACCGATCGCAAAGTCACGGTGCGAGATTGGCGAGGGCTGCATCGCGTGCGATGACTATGCCTCTGCGGCTTCCGGTTGATTCATGGCCATCATGAATGCGGCGTAGTGTTGAGCAGCGTTCAACTCGACAGTGAGGAATTGATGCAGTGAGTCCGTATTCTTGGCCTCACAGATCAACTCTCCTTCACCATCGAAGACCTTCCAAGCACCCTCATCCTCGATGAGGCACCATCCAACAGGAAGTTTTCCGATTACTGATCGCATTTTATTTGCACCCGATGCGCTTGTAGAGCTTGTTTCGCTTCCGGGCCAGTCCTCGCATTGCGCCAATATCGTCAACGCAATCGATGACGAGGGGTGGCTTTTTGTCTGGGTGAGGCCGCATGACTCGTCCGATTCGCTGCTGAATGCGTCCGAGAGCTTTCGTCGGAGTCGTGAGAATAACTGTGTCGAGCGACGGAAGGTCGAGCCCTTCATCTGCGACAGTAGTCGCGCAAACGACTTGGATCTTCCTTTCATTCGCCATCTCCAAAACGGTGGCTCTTTGCTTTTTGGTCATTCGGCCCACTAACGGCTCCGCCACAATACCGAAGTTTTGAAGCGACTCTGCCAATCGAGCGCAGTGATCAACTCGATCTGATAGCACCAAAATCTGCCTGCCTTCATCACAAGCCTTGAGGGTTCGATTCAAAATGTACGCATTGCGATCATCGTCTTGAGCCATGTGCGAGATCAACTTCGGCCAGTCGAGTCGTTGCTTGCTGCCGATGTAGTCGGTCATCAACCACTCCACCTTCGGGGCAACCACATGACCAGAGTCGGTCAGTTGAGCGTTGGTGATCTCATACACGGCCTTGCCCAAGTGCCACCAAAGCATCTTGGTCAACCCATCCGATCGCTCCGGCGTGGCCGTCAGTCCGAGACGGTACTGAGCAGGCATGCAGAACATGACTGAGCAAAAGGTGTTGGCTGGGACGTGATGTGCTTCGTCCACGATGCAGAGCCCAAACTGCCGGCCGAACTCGTATCGGTCGGTAAACGACATGCGTTCAAGTGTTTGAAAAGTCGCGACGACGATGCGTCCCGTGTCGTCTTTCTTACCTCCGCCGTATTGTGTCGCCTCTGCGTTGAGCATGGACCTGATCCGATCCATCCACTGAACTGCAAGATCGTTGGTGTGAACCAAAACCAGCGCCTTGGTGTGGAACCGAGTCATTGCCGTGACGCCGATGGCCGTCTTACCAGCACCACAAGGCGCAACAACGACACCTTCACCGTCGTTCGACTGCCAACTTGCGAGCGCATCCATCTGGTAGGGACGAAGCTCAAAGCCGTCTACAAGGCTCAGGGCTTTGTCTTGGGGGGCCGTGCGGGCATCGATCAGGGTACCGATGTCCCAGTTGCTGAGGGCATGCCTCGGCACTGCAATACCGCCACCCCACGGGTGGTCATACGGGATCGTGTGGCATGCGTGAATAAAACGATCGGGCATTTTGATGTACTTGCCCTTTTGTCGCATGCCCATCGCCACCGAATACTCAGGATTCGGAAGTCGAAACTCGTCATTGATGATGTCTGTGTATCCATGGTTGGGGGACAAAAAGATGCCCCCGCCTTTCACTGCAATTGATTCACTCACTATGCTTCCTTTTCATTGATGTCATACATTCCAAGGCGCGACCAAACGTACTTTCGTCGCCCATGGACTCTCATTCTTGTCTTCGTGTACCCAAGCTCCGTAAGGATGTCGGACACTCTCATCTCATCCCTTCTATTCATTCTTCCTCGATCGATCTTCAGCCCATCTTCCATGACCATCTGTGTCGTGACCGCGTTGACCTGTGTCAAAAGGTACTCCGCAACCGGGTTCAGCCACGGGTCTTCTTGCCTGAATACATGGCTGGAATGATGGCGGTCTTTGTCCGTTTCTCTGTCGAGCCACCATGTGTCGCCTGCATTGAACGCCACGATGGCCTCTGCCCATAGTTGATCACGGTTATTGTCCACGTACTCCAAGTCAACCTCATTGCATCGAATTGGCCAGTACCGACGCGAGCCGGTCATGTCGTTGATGAACTGCGACTCGTTGGTGGTTCCAGCGAACACAACGTGCCTCTTGACCGTCTTTGCGTGCCGACCGTAGGCTGCACGGTAGGTGTCTTCCTGCGCGCTGAGGAACGCCTTTGTGGCGCTGTTTGCTGATCGTCGAACAGAGTCAAGCTCCGCAACCTCGTAAATCCAAGCACGAGCAATTTGACTGTAGGAGTTGGCAGAGCCGATGTCGAGCGGCGTGTCTGCGAAGTATTCATCGGTTGCGATCGTGCGGAACAGTGTGCTCTTCCCTGCCCCTTGTGCTCCAGCAAGAATCAACACACAGTCGGCCTTGCAACCGGGTCGATAGGCCCTTGCAATGGCCTGAATCAACCACTTTTCACCCATCTTTCGGTTGAGGTCGTTGTCCTCGCAGTCGGTCGCATGCACAATCCAGTCGTGGATTCTGCGCTCCCCGTCCCAATCGAGGGTATCGAGCCACTCTGTCAGAGGGTTGCGGGATCGTTCTTCGCCGATCAACTCGACGATCGAACTGACGTAGGCCTCGGAATATTCCAATCCGTAAGCTCGACCCACCCACAGGCTGATTCGAGTGTCATCGGAGTCGCGGTAGTCTCGGTCATCGATCTTGAGTGTGTTCGTGAAGCGATTCAGCCAAATGCGGTTGCGCCAACGACGGTCTCGTCGCAGGATAACGTACAGATTGTTTTTGCTTTTTCGGAACCGACCGGACGGTTGACCGTTCCGATCCATATGCTGGTCCAAAAATCCAACAACGTCGTTATCCAATTCATTTTCATCAAGCTGTTCGTCTGGTTCATCATCAGTCTGGTTCAGCGGGGGCTGCGTCTTCGCCTCTTGCATGAGTGCAGCAAGAGTCACGCGCCCGGTGGAGACTACTTCATCAAGATCGGCCACTCCCATCCTCCAAAGGCACTCGGTACAATTTATGGTTCGGTAATTGATCGCAAATCAACTCGGCGTATTCATCTCCCGAAGCGTCGGGATCGGTCGCAATGAACACTTCGAGTTGTTCAGGAATCTTAATTTGATTCAAAGATTTGAAGCTGCCGGAGGTGCCCGCCATCACGGCAAGGTTCAGCGACTCTCGATGCGCTTGCTCGCAAGCACGCATGAAGTCGGTGATCCCCTCACAGAGCCACACAGAATGCAGGTTCTTTGCCTCTTTCGACTTCATCATCTCCACCGCGGGCGCGTTGGCCATCAACAGACCCGCAGCCTCATACCCTACAGGCCAGCGCGTTTTGCTGCCAGTCGGTTTGCGACCTTTTGTGTATTGAACGCTGCGACAATGAATGCTGGCAAACGATCCGTCTGGCTCGAAACAAGGCGCCGCAATCCGGTAAGTCCCAGCCCACTGGTGCGGAAACCAATCTGGAAACTCGAACTCCTCGGGGTTTGGAAGTACTCGAACGCAACCAGTGATGTCGAGCAGTTTGGGGGCGAATCGTCGATCCACCAACCACTCCATGAGCTTTCCACTCCAGATCGTCGACTTATCCACAGCCTGTTGAAAAGTCTGTGTAGAACCCCACAGCCGCTCAAGCTCCTTGCGAGGAGGCCGGCTGGGGCCCATGAAGGTGGGCGCATTCAGTTGAGGTCGCTTCGTGGGGTCGGGCTGTACGTGAGCGGGAACCCCGGAGGCAGTGCAGTATCCTTGCTCGGCGAACCAATCACGGACCACTGACTGCTCTTCTTTCGATAGATTTCTCAACACCCGTTGAAAAAAGTGAGCGCTCACGAAGTCAACGACATCGCCCTTGGCATCGCACTTGTGGCACTTCCATGAAACCTCTGTGCGTGAAAACCCGACGGGCCCGCGCTTCTTGTCGCGAGATCCGCGCTCCAGCAGACCGCAAGATGGGCAGGGCCGTATGGACTGACCGTTGCCTCGTTCGTATTCAAGAAGGGCTGCTACACCCGTTATCCGCGCCGCTTTGGCGTGTTTAATCCACATAAGGCTCCTGACCGTGGGACTGAAAGAGCGCCACCGGTTCCCCGGTGGGCTCAGTCAGGAACCCACTCAAACAAGGGGGATCAATCCCTTGTGGGCTTTGATCTGTAGCTTGTGCAGGCAGAGGCTACAAGTCGTGTTCGTTTTTTAGAATTACTCCGTCCAATCGTTCGTTACGCTGATCTCGAATGCTGTAGTAAATACGCATGTCGGGTGTCACCGTCAGCACCACTCTCACCCCGGTTCGCCGATACAGGCGCCCAATCCAAATGGAAAGGGTGTCCAGCGTGGGGGCCGGTGCTTTCCGTCTCAGGATGCTGTCCAGCCGCGAGCGACTGGTGCCGTAGATCCGAGCCGTCTTCGACAGGTTGCCCCGCTTCAGTCCGCCTATGATCTGCGTCATCTTGTAGACGATTTCGTGAGTATCGACCCGCTCATCGGGTTCGTACGCACTGCGTTCTTGTTTCATAAAGATTCCGAGTGGAGGGCCGCCCCCCGCTGTGAGACGGCCCTCCGGTGACTACTTGGCCACGTCTTCCCCTTCCCCTGAGGAGTCGGTGTCATTGGAAGCCACCAGTATCGGAGTGCGAATCGCTTCGACACACTGTGCATCAAAGCTGATGTTGCCCTCCTTCGGAATCGTGGGAAGTTTCGAGAAAACCTCCCGGTCGAGCATCGCCAGAGCATCGCCAACTCCCGTGTTGTCAAGCAAGGATGCTTCCTTGTCCGACTTCGAGTTGATGGCGTCGATCAGTGACGAGGCCAGCAAATCAGCCGTTTGCTCCCGAGTAAACCCGGAACGCTGAGCGAACAGAGCCATTGCCACCTTCCAAGGGATGCGTGCAGTGCCCTTTGCCGGCTTCGGCTTTTTTGCTCGCTTCAAGCGGCCAACGATCTTGACAACAAGGTTGATGTCAACCTCGGAGTCATTTTCGATGGCGCCTTTGGCGTCATTGATTTGTTTTGTTTTGAGAGCCTTGCTCACGGCAAGAATCTCGGCTTCTGTGAGTGTGATGGTTCACCTCCTATGTTGTGGGTTTGTTTGCTGTCAGTCTTGGTCGATGGGAAACCATCGAACCTTACGTTCGCCCTCGAATGTGACTCGGGCTTTTTGAAGACCCTGCTCCCGAAGGATGCTTGCGATCTTCATCTCTGTGAGTCTCCTTTGGTTCTTGAAACCGTTTTGGTCAATGTCTTGAGCGATCGTATCGGTGGTAATCGTGTACACGTCTGGCCCCGGAGGGTTGTCGTTGAGCCAGTCGATGACCCTTCTTTTGTACTCGGGTGTTGGCATGACGCCATACACAACCGCAGGGTCAATCTTGGTTGAGCAGGCCATGAGTCCCATCTTGAGGTCTTCATGACTGACGGCGACCTGCCACTGCTTGGCAAGGTAAACGGCAACCTCTGAAAAGTCTGGGTCGTTCATCTGCTTGCCGTTGAAGTACAGCGTCCCCTTCTTGGTGCAGCGGAACTTGCCATCGAGGTTGGGGTCGCCCTTGACCGCAACGTAGACCTTGTAGGATCCCTTGGCCTCTTTGATTCGAGTTTTTATGTCGTCCATTTTTTCCTCTTTGATTGTTTGACATGCAACGAAGGGCCAAAGCACCGTTGCGGTTCGGCACATGGACTGGATGCACTCGAAAATGAGGCTCCGAGTTGCAAAGTCCAGTGGCGCCCACTCAAGGCTCATTGCCTTGCTTGATGGACTCGGCCAGCGTGGCCAGTCGAGACCAGTCATTCGACGATGGCGTGCGAACGAACTTCTTGAGCTTAACGCCCTTCTTGCGCGCGTAGCCCGCCTTCACCGAAATGTATGCTCGGTCTTTCTTGGTGTCAGACAACTTGAGCTTTTGCAAAACCTCGGCGCAGTTCGATGAGCTTTGCCATGCCCGGATGAAGTCATCCCAAGCAATCTGTCTGGGTTCTCGTTGTTGTTTTTTCACAATACCTCCATGGCTGTGACTTGTTGCATAACCCATGTACCCTACTGTGCCAGGTATGCGTTCAAATTGCAATCGAAAAAGAACATCCAGTCAAAGATCAGCACAAAGAACAGTGCCATCACTGCGACCAAGAGTACGTCCATGAGCTTATTCATTGCCGTTGTTCTCCTCGGTACGTCGTTGATTGGACAGTCGCATGCGAGCTTTGCGTGCGAGTGAGTTCTTCCCTTGCCGTTGAGCCTCCAGCATCACTGCCTTGGGGTCATATCCCTCGGCAACGAGCTTTTCCCAAGGCACTCGGCGCTTTTCGAATCGTGGGTCACTGAGGTCCATTACTCTTCTCCTTTGATTTTTCGTACAACAAACGGGACGTACATTGCCTCGTATTCGTCCATGGCCTCGTTCTGCTCATCGCAGTACGCTTGGGCCTCCTCTTTCGTTTCGAACTTCATGATCTTCTGCGTCTTCGGGCAGTGTTCGAATACTGCCCATTCGGTATCGTATGCTCCGTACATTGACTTGGTTCCTGTTTGCTTTGGTGCGGGAGGTATGACACCAAAGTACTGCACTCTGGTGTCGGGGTCAAGTGGGCTACTCGTTTTCTTCTGTCCAGCCCACTGCGGCTCTCATCGTTGCGCTCAGTCTTGCCGCTGTCCTGAAGGCTTCTCTCGTCGTTAGCAGCATCGTGATGTCGTCGAGATCTCCATGCTTTTGCTCTTCTTCCATGTCCTTCACTCGAAACTCGAGATCAACTTCAAGCCTATCGAGTACACCTACGAGGAACTCGATGTCGCTGTCTGGGATACTCATCACGATGTTTGTGGGTTGTTGGGGGATACTCATCACTCACCTCCCCATGGCACGATCTCGCCGAGGATAATGCCGTAGTTGACTGAGTTCAGGAACTCGATCATGTCTGCTTTCTTTGTTGGAACGCGAATCTTACGAACATCGAACAATAGGTCATCCCCTGCATGAAGTTCACGCGCCTTCTTGAATGCGTCTGTCTTTCTGGAGAAGAAATCAATCATGTATCCATCACTGTCTCCACCATCGATTCTGTATGAAACGGCGTACAACTTCATCACTCACCTCCCTTGGCTTTGGCGATGGCAGCCTTCAGTCGAGGCAGAACAACAGTCAGATCCGTTGGTCGGTCGCTGTTGTGGTCCTCGCAGTAGTCCTCGATGTCCATCACGACTTCTTCAAGCGCAGCCAACATGTCGGGCGCAGCCTTGAACAGGCGGTAGCCATCGTTGCCCAGTGCGAACCGCTGGTTGGCCTCTTTACGTTCGTTCAGTTCTTTCTCGTACCGACTGATGCTCATCACTCACCTCGTTTCATTCTTTTCAGTTTCATTTGATACTCATCCCAAAAGGGTGTGCCGTATCGCGGGTAAGGGTGAACTCTGACATCGTGGTTCCAAGACCTGTAAGGCTCAGTCTTGGAGAAGCACCACCGTTCCGTGGCAATCTGTCGAAGCTGATGCCCGGTAAGTTCAGGGAACGTGGACGCGAGGGCGAACAGTCTTGCCGCGACTTTCCATGTAAAGTCGTTGAACTTTTCACCTTCGTTTGCCATGCATCGCTCCATGTCTGCGAAGCAGTCTCGGTAATCCTCATCACCCGGCACGCTGCCTTTGATTACGAATGTGTCTTCCATCACTCACCTCCGTTTGCGAAATCGTTAAGTTGTTTGCGCCACACATTGATGGCAACGTCCACGTCCCCGGGCATCAGGTCGGGGAACCTGCACACGCCCTTCATGTAGGCCTGCTCAAGCACTTCGGTTTCATACCGACGGCGCTCGACCAGACGGATGACCTTGGCGAGGTTCTCATCGCTGAGAGTACGACGGCCGTTGAACCAATCGACCAGCAGGTCGAGAGCTTTGTTGTCAACCTCGAACGGCACCGGCGCCTTGCACCCGTCACACTTTCCACACTTGCGTCCCATCACTCACCTCCTTCAACTGTGATGTGCTCGACACTGCACGTGCCTTCGTCTCCTCGGTTGGGCATGGGCTCACCGAAGACATCCTCATCCTCCTCAAGCTCACCCACCAGTTGCTGCTGGAACTCGATGAGTCGGTCAAGGAGGTTGGCTGGGTCGGCCCCGCATTGAATGTCGAATGTAAGTCGGAATGTCGAGTTCATTACTCCTCTCCTTTGAATGGCACTACGGTGCCGTCCTGTTGAATGGTGAACATGTTGCGTCCATCATGGTTTGCTTGCGCGTGAAGGGCGTGGACAACCAAGTTGCCGTCCACCAACTGAACCTCCACCGCTGAGTCTTTGAATGACACCACAGCGAGGTTTCGTGCTCGAAGTACGTGCATGCCATCTTTGGTGTTCCCAGCCATCACTCACCTCTACCTTCTGCGACTTTGCGGCAAGCAAGACACACCTTGTATTTGCGTCCACCATCGACAAAGTGAGCGACTTCACCGTAAACACCCGGATCAGCCCAACAAAAGGCAGTTCTGTCAGCCGTAGAATCAAAGAGATGTAGGATGGGTTTTCCTGTAACCCTACCCACGCTGTGATCTACCATCCATGTATTCAACTGAGGACAATCACTGACTGGACGATCAATATCGTCTGCACATACCTGCGTGGACATACTTGTCTCACTACCCTTGAACACTACTGTAGCTTTAAACTTAGTCATCACTCACCTCCTTCTTGTTTGATGTTTTTGAGCACTTCACGGGCCGTGATGCCGGCTTGAATGAAACCGTCCTCATCCAAGGGCTCCTCCGAGTCTCGCTCGTACTTGACACCGAGCCATTCGCAGATGGCCTCGCAGGTTTCCTCGTCACCAATGCATTCCTGCTCGGAGTCGGTGAAGCTCATCCAGTTAAGACATGGGCCATTGGGACCGTTCATCAGCAGGTCACCGATGGAGTACTGGAGCAGCGCCTTGATGGCTGCGATGGTTTTGTCGTTGAGGTTTTTCATGATGGGCTCCTGCTGTTTGAAAAGTGGGCGGTTTTGATAAGCAGACCGCAAACTGCTTCCCTCTCCCGGATTCATTGACTGCCAGTCGTCTCCGATGGCAGGAAGACTCGCTTCACAACCCGTCGATGAACGGCGGGGTGATGGCGGTGTCGGAACTCATGAGTCGAACCCCGTCGGCCATCGAAGCTGCCCATGTACTCCCACACCTCTTGGCTCAGGGGGCACCGTGCGCTCTCGGGCGCCGGCAGTCCGCTGTTGATGCCATCGCTGGCGAGCTTGGCCCATGCTTGTTCCCACATGGGGGTGCCGGGGTCCATGAAGAAGGGCACGAGGCATGTGGGTCCTGAGATGATGTCCATGAGTTCTCCTTGTTTGAATGTATGACGGTGGTTCAGGTTGTGTCAAGTGTGCCGGTGGGGGCGCACTAACTGAGTTGTTTCTGGTCTGCGGCGGCCTCGATGCCAGCGCTCAGGTTCAGGGATTGGCCAGCAGTGTAGCCAGCGCGGCTGTGACCGTACTCGCTCGCAGTCGAAGCCCTTCCGAATGAGAAGTTGTTGTTCACCCAGTCGCTCACCGCTTGGCTGCGGTTGCGCACCAGAGCGAAGCCCTCCACGTTATCGCGCTCTGTATCCTTGCGGATTTGGTGCAGCTTGTGGCTCAGGCCAGTGACTGCGCTGCGCCGGAAGTTGTTGCCGAGTGTGCGCTTGCCCGGCATGCCAGCAGGAAACTGACTCGTGTACTCACGGGCTTGGCCCTCAATCTGGCGCTCACAGATGGAGTACAGGTACTTCATCAGTTCGATGTCAGTGCGATGTCCATAGATGTACACGGTCTGGCCGATGTGGTGGCCTGACGAATAGGCCATGCGGCAGTTGCAGTGCTTCGCGATGGTGTTGGCAAGGAGCCTGCGCCAAACACTTGAACGGGTCTGAATGCTCTGCTGTTCCATTGGGTCATGCTCAGCAGCGCGGTCCACGTCGATGCTGGCCATGTCGATGGCGTGGGCGGCCATCATTCGGCTGGCGAGCTTCGCTGCGGTCTCACCCTCGGGGGTTCCGTCTTGGTTCCGGGCAAGGCGCATCAGCTTCTCAATCTTTGCAATGATGGGATTCATGGAATCTCTCCGTTGTTGGTTGTTTGACTGTCTTAACCGTTCGGTCATAGTGTGTCAAGTGAGCCCCCCGAAGGGGGCGGGGGGCTTAGATGCCGAAGGGGATGAATGAGCCCGTCTCTTCGTCGAGCGGCAGGTCATGGGTCAGGATGTCCACCTTGAGGTTTTCATCATCCCACGCAGCATCAACCTCGTCGCAGACTTCAAGAACGGATGGTGTGCTCCATTTGAGCAAGCCTTGGTCGAATCGTTGCCAAACTTGGCCCTCGGGGCCGTTGACGGGAACGATGATGATGTCGCCAAACACTCGGCGGATAGCAATACCCGTGAGTTGAATGGCCTTCCAGTTGGATCGATTGGGTTTGATGGGACACCTCCTGTGTGTCTTGGGTTGTTTGTTCTGTCTCTCACCCTTACAAACGAATGGGGTGAGAGTTGCGGAGATGGGTCAGAGACCCGAAGCTCTCCACTGATGGTTAGTACATTGATTCGGGTTCGCTGTTTACCAGATCGTAGTTGCAGGATCGGCAGCACATCTCGCCGGTGCTCTCATGATCCCAGCACTGGCGCACTGCGCCGCAGGAATCGCACGCCATGCGTACCTTGTTCTCTGGGGCCGTATTGACTGCGCTATAGGGAGTGTGTTCGATCTCGGCCATTATGGGCTCCTGCTTTGTCCCTTCGAACATGCAAGTTGTTCTTTTTAGGCGCACACATCCAGTCCTCGGCGTACTCGATGTATGACACCATCCATGTTCCGTTCGGCAGTTCTTCCGTTCGCTTGATCCCATCCAGCTTGAAGCAAAAATCTGCCGCTTCCTGCCACGAATCAAAACACTCCTTCGCCGTTCTCATCACTTACCTCCTTTAGTTGCTTGACGTTCAGCCATACGCTGACGACGTTTGATTGTATCCACGGGCTCGCGGACGTAGGCGTTCACCACTTCCCTCTCGTACCGCTTGACTGCACGACGGTAACCGTACAGGCAGTGGCTTGGTGACGTAGACTCCCAACGGTTTGGCACACCGCTCATCTTGCACCATTCATCGAAACCAACAGGCATCACTCACCCCCCGTTGC